GGTAGTCGCACAATATTAAAAAATGTGTCATCCAGGCGTTGTTTGATGTCTAGGTCCATAATAGTAATTATACTATAAAACTCATTGCCAGTCAAATCCCATAAATACTACAATAATAGGATTCGCTATGTCACGGTTAAGCCTCTGGAAAGACGGTAAACACACAAATGATTATAAATTTTTTGATCGCAGGATCAGCGAAATGTTTACTCTTGGCGGCACTGGTATTTTATTACACAAATATCTGGGTGCCCAAACAGGCGGTAAACAACTAATAACCAATACCGCACAGACCGCTCCGGGCACAGTATTAAATTTTGCCGACACTAGTTCAGTAAACCTTGGTGATTTAGCCACTGGAACAGGGATTCCGGCCAATACTACAGTTGTAGCCAAAGATGCCGGTACAGTAACATTATCCAGATCTACTACCAGTACAGTCAGTATAGGTGTCAGTGTAGGATTTAGTTCAGATGCTGCTCAGCCAAGTTATACTAATCAGAGCGCACAAAATATTCAAGATTTACTATGGTTGGAAAACAGAGATCGCAAATACGATTCTAGTGTTTACAAAATGCGTGGCATCTATACTAAAACAGATCAAGATTTTGATTTAAGCCAATTTGGATTATTTTTACAAACTGGTACATTGTTTATGGTGTTCCACCTACGTGACATGGTTGACATGATCGGCCGTAAAATCATGTCTGGTGATGTATTAGAACTGCAACACTTAACCGACTTTGATGCACTCAATCAAGATGTTCCTGCAGCACTTAAAAGATTTTATAGTGTAAGTGATGCGTCATGGCCATCAGAAGGTTTTAGTCCAACCTGGTGGCCACACCTTTGGCGTGTTAAACTTAATCCGTTAGTAGACAGTCAAGAGTACAAAGATATTCTTAATACTCTCATACCTGGCAGTACTACACCATTATCACAGGTTATGAGTACGTTAAATACCAACTTGTCTATTAACGATGCTATCATAACCGAAGCAACACAAAATGTTGCCAAATCAGGATACAACACAGATATACTGTGGGATCCAATTGGTGTGACAAATAAAAATAGCACTTCCACAAGTAGTCCTACTGCACCAATACCCGGATACCTAGTTGGCAGCAGTTCAGCACCAAATGGAATTGCCATGGGTGCTGGTATATTATTTCCAACTAATCCAGCCAGTGGTGATTTTTTCTTACGTACAGACTATATGCCAAATCGTGTGTTTAGATTTGATGGAGCTCGTTGGGTTAAATTCAATGACGTACAGCGTACAAGCCTAACACAAGGTGCCGACAACCAAACATTGATAGGTAGTTTTGTCAACGATACAAATCGTTGGACCACAGTCAACGGACAAACAGTCCCAGAAAAACAGAGTTTAAGTAAGGCAATGACCCCAAAGGCAGATAATTAATGAGTACTCCTAGTCAATATTTTTATGATGGTCAAATTCGACGTTTCATTAGTCAGTTTATCAGAATGGTTTCAAACTTTTATATACAACTTGGTACAGATAGTTCTGGCAACATAACTTATCAACGTGTGCCAGTCATGTATGGAGATCAAAGTCGTCAAGCGGCACAGATACTTCGCAATAACAGTGAGAATACATTAAACGCTGTCCCGGCAATGAGTGTATACATCGATAGTCTGGCCTATGACCAAACAAGATTGCAAGATCCTTCGCTGGTACAAAGTATGCAGATACGTCAGCGCAGTTTTGATCCAGTAACTGGCACCTACGGTGACAATCAAGGGCAAGCCTTTACAGTAGAACGTGTCATGCCTGCACCATATAAACTAGGATTAAAATTAGATATATGGGCCAGTAACACAGAACAAAAATTACAGTTAGTAGAACAACTATCACAACTGTTTAATCCAGCAATGGAAATACAAAGCACAGACAATTACATTGATTGGTCTAGTTTAAGTTATGCACTATTAACTGACATAAACTGGGATAGTCGTAGTGTGCCTACCAGTTCAGAAGAACCTATCAGTATAGCGACCATGAAGTTTGATTTGCCAATTTGGATATCTACCAGTGTTAAAATTAAAAGATTGGGTGTTATACAAACTGTTGTTAATAATATATCAGATCTAGGCACCTTAGATCCAGTTGGGCCACAACAATTAATTACTTTTGGCAATTATGGTATTTTACTTGCTACATCTACTACCGCAACAACACTGACTTTATTACAGCAATCAGATGTAGTTGAAGAAAGTCTATTAGACATGGATCTTATTACCTCAGGCAGAAATATTTGGTCTGGCGTTTTAGAACAGTATGGTAATTTTATTTCTGGCAGTAGCGAAATTAGAATAATGCAACCAAATGGTTCTGAGATTGTTGGTACTATTGCCATAAACCCAACGGATCCCACACAACTTATATATTCCCCTTATCCAGAAACATTGCCAGCCAACACACTTGCTCCAGTCAATGCAATCATTGATCCACAGTCAGTTAATGTTGACAGCTTTTTAACTAATCCAGCAACCGGGACCAGTTATTTGTTATTAAATGATATTGGTAGTTTTGGTAACCCGCAGGGTGCATTGGCCTGGCGTGGTACAGACAGCGTCGATTTGGTGGCCAATGCAAACGATATAGTAAAATACAACGGCAGTCATTGGTCAGTTATATTTGACAGCCGTAGTGCAGATACGTTACAATATGTAACAAACTTAACAACTGGTATTCAATATAAATGGCTCGACAATCAATGGACAAAAAGTTACGACGGGGTTTACCCAAGCGGAATATGGAGTCTGGCCGTTTAACTGGCACTGGCGCATTAATCTACTGTCGTACTACTCATAGATATCTTTTTTTATTACGTAATGGTGCCCGCCACGACGGTTCTTGGGGATTAGTAGGTGGTAAAGTCGATCCTGGGGAAACTGTGGTAGAAGGATTAAATCGAGAAATTGCTGAAGAGTTAGGTGGAGTAATAAAAGATGCTAAACTTATTCCAATAGAGCAATTTACCAGTGAGTCAGGACACTTTACCTATCATACATTCCAAATCACAGTAGACGAAGAATTTGTTCCTGTACTAAATCACGAACATCGAGGATACTGTTGGGTAGCCTTAGAAGATCATCCCAAACCATTACATCCAGGCGTTTGGAGAACTTTTAAGTTTCAGAGTATTATAGATAAAATTAAAACGTTAGAAACAGTATTATAGATCAATTTCTGTAACAAAATCATTAAAATGTATTTGTCTAAAGTTTAACATGTATTTCCACTCATCGGGGCAATACCAATTTTCATCGGGCATAACACGTACAAATTCAACATCGTTGTAGACTTGCATTAAGGTTGTTAATGTCTTAATAAAAAATCCTTCAGTATTTGCACTGTTAAATGCTGGATAATTTGGAGTGCCAGTGTAAACATTATAGTTAATAAATGCATCGTCTGAATGGCAATCGTGGCCAATAACGTATACTTGTTTATGTCCATCAAAACAGGCCATGTAGGCAGCAATAGCACCAGCGTCCCAACTTGGATTCTGTGGTGTTAAATAAAACTTACCAGGATATTCTAAAACAGCGTCACTGCTACCGTAGACAATGTGATGATCACAATAACCACTGTGGGCTAATTCTGTTGCCATGTCGTTACTGCATACTAAAAAATCTGGAGTAAAATCTCTATATAAAGCATTGCATCCGTAGGTCTGTACAGCACCCGATGCTAATAAGCCACCTTTGTGTTTTTTTAGCATCTCGAGTATATTGCCATATGGATATAAGTTTAGTCTGCTAGGACCGTTACCTATAGCAACAGCTTTGTTAGAAATTTGATTATTTACAACATTATTAGGTGCAAATTCAGTTTCTTTAGTCCAGAAGCCGTTAGCCCAGGTTAATGTTTTAACAACTTCTTCGCCTGTGTAATCTTTACGGTATATTTTTTTTACGGTTTGCATTAGACTTTCCTATATCACTAGTTATAGTATTTATCGGTTCAGCAAATAATTTCCAGCATACTTAACATTTACGTCATCTTTTAGTTGAAGTATAATGTCTTTATCCACTAAATCGGGGTGGCACCACCAATCTTCGTAGCTGTTTTTTTTGTCGTATGCAATATCTCCAGCAACTAACTCGTATCCTTTTGACCTAAGAAATTCGCGAGATTGTTCTTTGATTGTAGGATTATAGTAAAAATCGTGTTCAAAGGTAATTACTGCAAAACGATATTGATCGTAAGGTATAGATTTCAATATGGTCAGTGACACTTCTGGAGGATCACAGTCAACTTGTAGATAATCGATATCCACTGGTAATTGAGAATTGTTAAAAAGTTTAGTATAGTCAATGGTAGTAGCATCTAACCAAAGTACAATATTGCTTCGTTCTTTTAAGAACTGTTCAACTTTATTTTGATCAAGATCAATAGAAATCCCTGTCCACTTAAATTCTGTTTCTAATAAGGCTGTGTTATTGTTATAAAAAGGTTCGGCACTACCAATTTCAACATAAGTTCCGTTACGTTTGCCGTTGAGGGCAGATAGCACAAACATGTCTTGTAAAGATTGAGAATAGTTTTTTTCAATAGTGTCTGCACCGGGGAATTTATATCTCAGCTTATCTGCTTGATTTCCAGTGTATACAATAGTAGTATTGGGATAACCAATGCTGGCAATATTGTTATTCACTAATTGTGTAAATAACTGATTCAATTGATAATGATATCTTAGTTCAATCATTATTTCTCTTGCTTCTTCACAATGTCCTATCCACCAGGCTGATACTCCTTTGTTAAACAACAGAGCATAGTTTCCAGGATACTCAACATTGTCAATTGTGGGTTCGGTTAGGTCGCATAATTCTAAACCAAGGCAAGCAGTAGTATAACATTCTTGCCATTCTTTTAGTCCTTCGTGCAATCTACTTAGTATAAAATATGCTTCTGGTCTACGAGGTAATAAGGCTATGGCTTTTTGTAGTAAGGTTTTTTCTGTGCCGTCTCGACATTTTTGACGTTCAAAACACAAAGCACAATGTAGTAATGCTGTGTATTGTTGTAACGGGTTGGTACTACGTTCAGCACAGCGCAGATAAAATCCCAAAGC